CTATTCTGTTTCTTTTTTGTTCCGGCTCTCGACGCGGGCCGTCATGGTCTTGGCCGTGGCCTTCGCCTGGATGCGGTCGTACTCTTGGGTCTGCGCAATATCGCTGTGCGTCGCAGCATGGCGGACGAACTCCAGTGGAACCCCGGCCGCGATAGCCTCTGAGATTGCCCCTGACCGGCTGTCCATATTCCAGACGTTCTTAGGCACCCCGGCCTTGGTGGCCACCAACCGCCATTTCCGGCGGTATTCGTTCGGGCTCCAGGGTAAGCCGCTCACGTCGTTGATGATGATCGGCCCGTTCGCCGGCAGCAGGTGGCGGTTCACGCTGACCTTCTTGGTAACGGGGTCGGTGACAAGCAGGGGCTGGCCGCCGACGAGCTCGCCGAACTCCTCCAGCACCATCGGCGCCAGTTTCAGGTCAACCTCGGTCTCCTTCTGCTTCTTGCTCGTGATGTGCCGCAGGATCAGGTTCTCGTCGATCTCCTGCCAGACGATGCCGCGAATCCACTTCATGTCCTTGTGGACGGTGGCAGACAGGCCATCCTCCGCGATCGGCACCCACTCGCCAATCACGTCCCGCTGTCGCAGGGTGCATTCAAACTGGAAGGCCTGGCCGAGCGCCAGAGAGTACCAGCCGAAGTGCAGGCGGGCCTTATAGCGGATGGCGTCGGCCTGCTCAGCAGTCACACTGACCTTCCGTGCCGCCGTTCCCTTGAACCTGAGATCGTGCATCACCTGACCCAGGCGGACGCACTCTTGGCACTCGAGGATAGACCGGCCGAAGGTGAACAGGGAGCGGAGCTGGCCGACGAAGGCCGACCCCATCGAGATCTTCACGCCATCGCCGGTCCATTCCTTGTACCAAGCAAGGACGGTGCGGCCCTTGATGTCGCCAAGATCCTCGTGCCCGTGGTCAGCAACGAGGCGGCGCAACAAATTGTCCACGTTCCTGCGAACGTTGAAGCGCAGCTTGCGGTAGGGCGAGTCCGGATCGGTCTGGTAGCAGTTGATCAGCGACTTCAGCGAACCCTCATAGGCGTTCATCTGCGGCAGGCCGCCACGTCCGAAGGTCAGCATCTCGTCTTGAAGGCGCCGGCACTGGTCCTGGATGAAAGAGACCTCGGTCTCGTTCGGCTCCTGGCCGACGAATAGCTGTTGGCTTTTTGGGATGAAGCCGCGCTCGACGAGATCGGTGCGGGCCTGCCAGCGGCACTCCCAGCCGCGCGTGTGCTTGCGCCAGATGTGGCCGGGCGCGTCCTTGATGCGGGGCGGGCTCATGCGCTCTGCCTCCCGCCATACTGCTTATCCATGAACTGCTTGACCGCCGGCCAATATCGCCGATCGCCCCAGAGTTTCTGCTTCTTTGGGAAGCCCGTCATTCGTTCCAACATCCGGATTGCCTCTCGTGCTTTCTTTTCCGGCACGCCAAGGCGGCGGATCAGCTCCGAGTCCTTGACCCAAAGCTTTTCCTGTTCGCGTTCTAGTGTTTCAGGGCTTGGCATGCTCACGGAGGCAGTGTTCCCTAACTGACTTTGAATGTGAATAGCTGATTTGAAGCGGATTTCTAAGGTTCTGCATACACTTACAAAATAGTTCAACATCGCAAGTGACAAGAGCGACTACTCGCGCTGGGGTGGTGGCAGGTTCGACGTCACTGAGTATGTGAGTGGTTTTGGTACTGGCAATGGCTGCCACATCGTGCAGGGCCACTCTTTCGAAAAACCTCCGTCAGAACTGATCCACCACGGGTCGCAGTATTCGTATTCTGGGCATCGGCATTCACCGCCGCAATCACCGATATGGTTTCTCGTTTCCTCTTCCTGTGACCAGTGACCGATGGTTACGCGCGGCCCCTCTGGAGCTGGCCCGAATAGCCAAATCTCGGTCCCATCCTTCGGAGCGGTCTCTATCGGCTGCCATTCACTTATGCTGTCAATATCAACGGTGAGTGCCGTTAGGCTTATCACGATCTGCTCAGCGACGGCGACGACACCCAGCACGTTCGGGTCGCTGTTGTTGAACTCTGGCTTATTTTGCACGTCCCAGATGATATCGTTGGCGCGTTCGATGTTGTTCGACAGGACGGCGCGAAGATACTTCGTATCGATAGCTTCGGTCATGAATTCCCCGTCATCACGACTAGAGGCTTGTGGATCGGCGCTGTCGAGTTGTCGAAATTCCACTTGGCGCCACGATATGCCGCCCACTTGTTCCAAGTCTGGGCGCCTTCTTGGCCATCGTATCGCAGCCAATTGAAGTAGGTTTCGTCAGCGTCGATCAACAGCGCGTAGCCGAACGGCATTTGCTGGATTCCGAGCATGTCGTCTGCACGCCGGCCACCAAGCCGGGTATGGTGCGCCACGGCGACGTCGAGTGCGTCGGGGATAGATTGGTTCATGGTCATCGCGACGTGCACCCGCAATTAGAGCATTTGCTCGGCGGCGAGCTGTTGAGAATCCAATCCTCCGGCTCGCAGACGTAGACCCACGGATACGGGTGGCTGCGGAGCCAACACCATAATCTTTTCATGATGGATTGCCTCCAAAACAGCGCGACGATGATGAAATAGACGATAATCCCGCCAAACAATATTTCCATTTCACATGCTCACTTGTTTGAGGAAAGTTGTGACCAGGCGCGCATCAGTGGCGCCCGATCATCATGCCGGCGATCAAACAAAGCACCCAGAATATCGCCCACAAAAGTCCCCTGATCTCTTTCATGTTTCCCACTTTCAATGTTCTGAAGGAAGCCGCGAAGAGACCGTGACCGGAATCAGCTTCCAACCATCCTTGAGCGGCCACACGCCGCCGGCCTTGAGCTTGTAAACCGCCACATCCCTCGACTGATAAAGCATTGGAATGTTCAGGCCCCATTCGTGTTTGGGATGCCAAACGCTCCAGCAATGGATTGGAGTTGGTTCACTCACGCGATCCTCCCACAGCAGCACTTATGAGAGCGCGCCCGGCCTGCGTGCAGATGTAGCCGCTACCGCGCACGCACCCGTCATCGTCCCAGCAGCTCGTTTGCTCGGCCAGCCCCTTCCGCTTCAGCGCCCTGGTGGCTAAACGCGCTTCACGCAATGGAAGTCCACTCCACGTAGCGATGTGGCTGAAGAACAGGACTCCTTCATTCTCGTTACATCCGGCAAGAACCTCCAGAACCTTGCGCTGACGTTCGCTAAGGCTAACCATCGTTTCTCTCCCCCACTGCGGACACATCATCGAGCACGTCCTTGACGTCGTGAGTGTCAGCGTCGCCAGTCGCCTTCCAGAAGCAGGCTTCGGCGCATGTCGCCCATCGGATGGCCTTCTGTGGCTCGCCTCCAATCACAATATCCGGGATGGCGCTCATGATCTGTTCGCCAAGTTGTTTCCACATGTTGCCGACCAACTCTTCGGCTTCTGCTGCGTCCATTTATTTCCCCTGAGGTGCTGAGTGATGCGAAGAAGGCGGGGGTGAGGATTCGTCCTGATGCCGCGCCAGGTCGGTACGTTTCGGGTGCGGCGTGGCGTTGAGCAGGTTGATCACTGCATCCAAATCCGGGCATTCCATGCTGTCCACGAAATAGGTCGTGGTGTGGATCTGCTTGACCTTTGGCGAGCGAGGCGCGCCGGCCTTGATGACGACGAGGCGCGGATAAGTCTCGCTCTGGTAATGGTTCTCATAGGCCCCGTGTGCCATGTCGAGAAACATGAGACCGCGAAACTTAGCGTTCTTCTTCAGATCGTCGATTGTGATCATTTTTCACCTCCCAGCACAGGGCGCGTCACCGCTGATAGGGCTGTCCGCGCGTACCGCTTCACAAGGTCATATCCCTTGTCCGACAGAGCGGACAAAAGCAGTGGCGACAGGCTGTAACGCTCTCGCTCGGCGTTGACTAAGACAAGGGCGAGTTCATCGCTGGTGCCGGCAGATCGCTGCGGTTGAGCTGGCATGTAAGCCGCATCGACCAGCGCATCCATGAGCGCGTCTTTGGTGCCGTGGTCGTTGCAGGCGATAGTGATATCCAAACCTGTGCACGATACCGTCGTGGCATTCATCAGGGCAGGCGTCAGTCCGCCATTGCCGGAAGATGAGCGCTCATGCGCGGGGCCGATACAGGCGTCAATCGCGGCCATGGCTTCGTCGTAGCGATCTACGGGCTCGGCCAGAGCACGGATAGCCTTGGCGTTGTATGCATCCGCATCCCAGGATGCCACGGCTTCCATGTCGCCACGGTTGCTGCAGTAGCAACGCTCGCAATCGCACGGCCTTGGCTGTTTGGGCTCGACCAGCTTGGCACATTCCTCAATTGTCGCCAGCCTAACTTGCACCGATTGGGCAGCATCTGGGACGTGATCAAACAGGCCGTTGAGGGCGGCGAGGGCAACGGCTTGCTGGGCCAAATTCTCGTCGCCGCCCGCATTGATGATCTGACGCACCCACTCGTCAGCGTGATGCTTTCGAGCCTCATCGCGGCTTCCAGCGGAACACGGCAACTGTGAATTGGTCATCCAATAATCCCCCATGCGTGCAGAGCGCTTAGGCCAGCGCCGGCTAGAAAAATCCCCAGGAAAAGAACGCCGATGGACTCGCTCATCGTCATGCTCCGTGCGGCGATGTAAGCGCAAGTGTGGGTTCGACCAGCCGGCAGCCGCAAAGCCAAACGCAATGCGCCGAATAGATGCCGTGGCCCGTGCCTTCCAGCGACGGCAGCGCAAGCCAGCCGAGGCGGAGATAATCGGAGACGCGCGCGTGGATGACCCAGCGGTGGAAGGTCATAGCTCGAATGCCTCCTGCTTGATGGCCGGCTTCGCTGGTGCGGAAAACATATCGGGGGCGGCGAGGGCGGCCTCGATGCGCCGCTTGGCGATCTCGAAGTATTCCGGCACCATTTCGATGCCCGTAAAGCCGAGACCGAGGTTCACGGCGGCTACTCCGGTCGTCCCTGAACCCATAAAGGGGTCAAGGATCGTCCTGCATCCGTCAGGGAGCTTGTCGATGCACCACCGCATAACCTCGATGGGCTTTTGCGTGGGGTGTTCCTTGCCGTCCTGAAGGGCTACGGAGCGCGGCAGCATGATGCGCCGAGCCGCCCCGTCAAAGGAGCACCACGCCAATTCAAAATCAGCCAGCGAGAAATCGGTCTGGCCCTTGTCCCAGGACAGCCACTTGCTCGACGGAGGAAGGCTGTCAGTGAAGTAGTTCCCGCCCCAAACGATGGTGTGCTTGGCCGAGCCGAGGATAAGTTTGATGAGGTCTGAAGGCGGCCTCTCAAGATCCCATCCCGGCGCCGCGTAGTCGCGCCAGCCATGCTTCTGGCTCTTCCGGTCTCGCGCCGCGTTGATGCCATAGGGAGGGTCCGTGACCGTCGCGTCGTGGCGCGTCAGCGTCGGCAATATCTCCCGGCAATCCCCCAGGTACAGGGTCACGCCTTCGGCTATGGTCTCAATTCGTCTCAAATCAAAATCCTCAGTTGCGCTGTCGTAGCGTCACTACCAGACCCACCAAACCGCAATCCCGACTGCCACCACACCAGCGAACAGAAAGAACGTCGGTCGATATGCCTTGCCGAGTAGCGCCATTGTCAGATCCTCAAAGCGTGTGGTTGGTGAAGAGAGACGCGGCGTAGACCGGGATGCCGAGTAGCGCGAGGACGAGGAGGGCGGCCATTAGCGTTCCCTCGGTGCGTAAACGGGCTCACCGCGCATGTTCTTCCATCCGCGAAATTTGCTCGGCTTCTTGATGCCTTGGTGACGCTTGCGAACGCGCGCGACCTTGGCTTTCAGTTTCACGTCCAGAGCGGTTTTCGCACTATGGCAGGGCGTAGTGCAGAGCGGCTGCAAATTGCTCTCGGCATGAAGGCCGCCCAAGATCAGCGGAATGATGTGGTCGCACTGCCACTGGCCGGCGCGGAGCTCGCGCGAGCACTTCGGGCAGTAGCCCTCGAACTTCTCGAAGACGCGGCTTTTCACCCGATCCGGAATCGCACTATCGTCCGTCTTACCGCGCCATTCGTTGGTGCTACGCATGTTCGAGGGCCTTCCATGCGCCGTATTGGGTATCGAGCTGATGCCAGATCACGCGCGCGGCGTGGTTCGTTGTAAGCTCCGACCTGGATGAGACGCCGCAGATCATACGCACACATTCAGCGGCGTCGGTTGCCTCGTGCCAGTCGTCAGGACGCTCCTCCTTGAGGAAGGCAACGAACGCAGGCTCATCGCAGCGGATTCCGGCCTGCTGTGCCGGCGCCATGTCTCGCCAGTCGCGCTTCGCCCCAGCCAGAGGCTTGTCAACAACTGGCTGGGGCTGTGCGGGTTTGGGCGCCAACGCGGCGATCCCAAACCAACGCTCGGTGGCCGGGGCTGGCATGCCGCCGAGCACTTCGTAAGCTGCATCCGCCTCATGAAGCGGCACCTCGAAAATTATCTGTACGACACTGCGGCTCTTGATGAGCTTCCAGTCGGCGTATGTTCCCTTGAATGCGGTCATGCTGCTTTCCGATCCGCAGGGAGTTTGGCGATGACGAGAGCTTTCAATTCATCAACGATAGTCTGCGGCAAATCGAAATCGCGCCGCGCCTTGGCCTGCTCGGGCGACTTCCACCAGTTGCCAGCAGCCGGATCGTTGTTGGGAAACTCCGCGATGATTGCCTTGCAGTCCGCAATAAATCGGTCGCGAACCACATCGCTTTCATCGGCTACGTTGGTCTGTTCCTTGTCGTACAGTGCGAGGCCGAAGGGGTTGCCGAAGGTCATGAGGGCGCGCTTCATTGCGTCCGTCTCAGCCTCCTTGATTGCGCTCTCGTGGGCCTGTCCCAGATCCTGGTCGATGCCGTGGCCGGCGCCGACACCTTCGCGTGTGACGAGGCTGTCGCCAGCGAACGCAATTACGCGGACCTTCGCGATATAGGAGACGCCAAAGCCGGGCTTTTTCTGCTGACCGATCTCGCGGTCCTTTTCGGCGACGCACCTGATGTCGATCGTTTCGCGCGTCCACCCGTCAAAGCCAAAGATGCGATTGGCTTCATCGATGGCCTTCCAGCCCTCGATATATGATACATCTCGGCCGCCCTGCTTGCGAGACTTGACAGCGCTCGCTGGGAGTTTTGCCGCTAGTGCAGCCTTCGCCTGATCGGTGAAGCTCATAGTCCGATATCCTTCTGGCCGTCGCGACGCTTCACGAACAAAGGGCAAAAGCCCCCGTTAATTCCGACGCATCGCATGTATGGCTCTTTGTCGATCCAGGCTTTCGGCGCGACGGGAGAAAGCCCTTCGAGCCGCGGAAACTTCATGCACACCCAGCGAGACGGACCCTGCTTGCGCGTCTCCGCGTGTACGTTGTCGCAGTCCTCGCAGAAGGTCGGCGTCATTGCTCTGCCGGCGCCTTCTGGTAGGCTTCCTGGGCTGCCGTGATATCGGAGAGTGCGCGCTGTAAAACATCGCGGGTCCGGCGCAGTTCATCCTCGGCAAGGCTCTCGAAGCTGGGGCGCCGAGATAAGGCCCTTGCATGACGGGCAGCCATCGCAGCGCCAGCCTCGATGAAGTCGAGATGGGGACGAACACTTGCCTCCCAATCTGCAAGCGGGATCGGGCGGATTGCCTCAATGGTCTGGCGAGCCATATCCAGTTCTGACATACGGGACATCACGCGAACTCCGGGTTTGCCATTTCGACAGAGACGGCCTCGAGCTGGCGTTCAAACTCGTAATCCAGCTTTAGGTCGTCGATGACTTTGATCCTCTCGGCGGCCGGAAGCGGCCAGAGGTTCTGCCAATGCGACAGGAGAACATTCGCAAATTCCTGGCTGGTCATCACGTCCCCCAAATGAGAGAGGAGAGGACGACGAGGTAGACGCCGACGCAGCAGAGCAGCATTTCGATGCGGTCTTTGGTCATGCTGCGTTCCTCGCTGCCTTGAGCTGCGAGCGCATGAAGAACAGCTCGGCTTCAATGGCTTCTTGGATTTCAGCGGCGAGCGTGACGCGCGCGGCCTCAGTGTTGAGGTCAGTGTCATCCGCCAGAAACGCTGCGGCGAGCTCGTAGCGCTTGGGATCGAAGGTCTTGGCCATCACTCAGCCGCCTCCAGCCGGAGGTCATTCGCGCGGTTGATCAGCTCGTCCTTCACGTCGGAGACGTGGTGGCTACCGCCGATGTAGTAGGTGACCTCATGAGCGAAGGCGATTTCGTTGCCGTCACCGATGATCTCGCGGACCTTCTCGAGGGCGCCGCGGAACGTCATCTCGGGATCGACGACCGCCTCGCGGCCATCGCGCCCGTAATCGGCGCAAATCACGAAGTAGCGGATGTTGGTGATTGCCATGTCGCCCTCCTACCAAGCCGCAGCTTCGGCGAGCGTGGCGCAGCGGGTCAGGCCGTTGTGCGGGACGAAGCGATAGATGCGCTTGGTCGAAGCCTGCACGAGCACGTAGAGGTCAGGCATGTAGTCGCCGGGAGTGGCGACCTTGCCGATCACCTCAAGGCCGGAGACGAACCCCACCTTGACGATTTGTCCGACTTCCCACTTTTGCTTGCTGGCCATTTGGTGTCCCCGTCGTCGGCGTGATGCCGTGTTCGATGGGGATGAACCTACCAAACCGGTAGGAGAATGCAATAGGGTCTCAATAATTATTTAGCCAAAATGGTAGGACGGCAGAAACGGCAGTGGCCGGAATGGTTTAGTGAGTCGGGAACCTTGGATTTTGGCTAGTTGGTTTGCCGGCGCATGGCCGCGATGACCCTAAATGCCTGGTCCTGCACGTCTCGGGGCTGATCCCGCAGGAGCGCGTCGGCGCTGGGCTGGTCGGGGTGCCTATAGAGATCAACGATTTCGATGCCAAGAACCCAGGCTATGGCGCCCTTGGCGTCATCATCAGGCTTTCGCTTGCCGGTTTCCCACCGCGAAACCGTGACATCGCTGGTTTCTAGTCGGTCGGCGAGCTGCTGTTGCGTCAGGCCACGACTCTCCCGCCATTCCGCGAGGAACAGCCTTACGGGTTTCCTTGGGCCGATCCGAGGGGGCATATAAGAAGCTTACCTACCGTTGTGGATAACTCCCATGACCAAAAAGGTAGGAAGAGGGGCTTGCGGAGCCTACCGTTTTGGTTTAGATACGGCGGTATGGCTGAAAACAACCACCCCTTGGCAATATGGCGGGCCAGCAAAGGCCGCACCCAGGAAGCCCTTGCTGGCGAACTGGGCGTCGCACCAATGACCGTTTGGCGGTGGGAAAATCGCGAACGAGCTCCGCGCCCGAAAGATGCAAAACGTATCTCTGACCACACCGGCATTCCGACGGGCGAACTGATCGAGGCATCGATTAAGCGGGAAACCGCCTGATGACCGGCCAAGCGACCGTCCATATCGAAAAGTTGGGCGCCTTTGCCGGAAAGAGTCGGCGAGAAGCCGCCGTGGCTCTCGGTATTTGCGAAGCCTACGTTGTGCTCCTCGCGAAAAAGGCTGGAATTCCTCTCGCCAAAAATCAATCTCGTGGCAATGCCAAGTTGGAGGAGTTGAAGCAGTTGGCTGCTGGCGGCTTCACGCGCCAAGAGGCGGCTCGGCAACTCGGGATGTCTTTCGCTTGGGTTAACACCATGGCTCGCCGCCATGATCTCAAATTTCTCCGCGGCGGATTGATTATTGATCCGCCCATGCGGGTGAAGCAGATGGCCGCTCTCTACAAGAGCGGAAGGACGCTTCAAGAAATCGGCGATCACTACGGCATTACTCGGGAGCGCGTTCGCCAACTCATTTCGCGTCATTGCGGGATCAGCGCGCTCGATGGCGGCCAGCACAAAGTTGCCATAGACCGCCGCGCTAAGTTTGAAGCCAAGCGGAACACTGCCTCGCTCAAGCACTGGGGCTGCAATTTCGATCAATACACCAAGCTTCGCGACATGCGCAAACCCACGCGCGCCTACGCTGCACAGAAGCAAAACGCTAAAAAGCGCGGCATCGCTTGGGAATTCAATCTTTGGCAATGGTGGTCGGTCTGGCAGCAGTCTGGCAAGTGGGATCAGCGTGGACGCGGCCAGGGTTACATGATGTGTCGCAACGGCGATGAAGGCCCTTACGCCATCGATAACGTTTTCATTGCGACCGGCTGCGAGAATAGCTCCGACCAAAAGCGGAAGAAAAGCGGTCTTCCAACCGGCGTTTGCAAGAACAAGAAATATCGCGGGTATTCGGCCGCGCGTTCTATCCAGGGCAAGCTCATTAGGCTTGGTAGTTTCCCAACCCCTGAGCTTGCCCATGCCGCCTATCTTGCTGCGGGGAACGCTCAATGAGCCAACCGCAGCCGCTCCAGAATGGCACTGCCAACGGTCGGATTTTCTTCGAGCACGCGCTTGGCCTCTGCGTTGGCATTCCGAGCACCAGCAAGCGAGACCACAAGGTTCATCTGCGCTCCGTTGTCGATGATGTAGCCGATGCATCTGAGCACACCATTGATTTTTCGGAACGCGCCGAACCCGTCAAAGTACATGGTCTTCAAATCTGGTGCATTGAGCAGCAATTCTTCGTCTGTCACTGGTCATCCCCCTCTGTGGTAGAGGGACAGCCAATCACACGCGCCACACAAACGACATTAAATTCTCGCGAAGGCGTCGTTATCAATTCGGCCGATACGTTTCAGCCACAGATTGAATCAGATTTAGGCAAGTTTTCGGTTCCGAGTTTTGCAACTTCTGGAACATCAGGGCGTCGCAGGCCGTATTTTTGCGGCCTCGGTCAGCGCAATGACGAGCGCCTGAATCACATCCGGCAATTCGGACAGTGGAACCGCAAGCCGCGCGACGACAACGCCAGTACTGTTCTGTCGGCTGAACAGAACGACACGCACGATGCCGTCCACGATCTTCACTTCGTGAATGCCGTCAAAGAAGATCTCCTGAGCGTTGTGCGGGTCGATCACGTCCATCGTGTTTCTCCTTGGGGGAATGCATGAGCATGAAATTGACGAGGCCGGCAGTGACGACGGGGGAGTGTCCACTGCCGGCCTCTCGCCGCGTCACGCAATACTACGCGGGCAATGAAATTCCTCTTTCTTCAGGATCGATCCGCTCTCCTATACCGATCCTCAAATTTCTCAATCTGACGCAGGCCGTGCTCGATGGCCTTGCGGCGATCTTCTGGGTCTTTTTTCTCGCTGCGCTGGCCGGGAGTTTGCCGCTCGCCGTCGCGCTGATGCTCTTCGCTGAGTTTCACTAGGACTCTCGCCGCCGCCAAGCCAAGCGGAGTCCATGTGTCGTTGTCTTGTTCAAGTTCGTCCTTCGTCATGTCCGCAACATGAACGAAGGGATTTCTAGCGTGCTAACAAAGTTTGCGAGGAAAAAAGCAATGAGTGCCGCCGCGTTAACGTCCATCACCCGCAGCGCCTTGGGCGCCTTGGTTGAACGCGAGGAACGCCGCACCGGCTCCCGCATGGTGGCCTACGAGGTCGTTGCTCAGACGATCGGCGCATCCTCCGCATGGGTGCGCGCCTTCCTCGGGAAGTCGGAAGGGGTCAAAGAACCCCGGATAACATTGTTCCAAAATATCAGGGCCAGTTACGAAAATCTTTGTAGCCGCGTCGAACAAGAAAACCGAGCTGATGAGTTGAGATTGAAACTCATCAAGGGAGAGATCGATGCGGTTACTCAAGGCTTTGGCGAGCAAATTGGTCGTCAAGATTAGGATCGCTTGGGCGATCATTCGGAGATGGGGGAAGTAGTGCACGTCAGGGGTAGTGAATGGTCGGAAGAGCGCGTTGAGCGATTGAAGATCCTACATAGGAAGGGGCTTTCGTGCGCGCTCATCGCGTATGAACTTGGCGATGTGAGCCGCAATGCAGTGATCGGAAAGCTGCACCGGCTCGGCCTGTCTAATGCGGATTCGACTGTCCATCGAGACAACCAGTACGGCCGCAAACCGCGAGCTCCCAGAAGGCCGCCGGAAAAGACGGTCCGCATCGTTCGCGCCAACGGCAACAGCAACAGGTTGCGGCTGTTCGAGACTGCGAAGATCGAGGTGGAGCAATTGCGCTGCGCTGAAGTCGATCCGATGAACGTCGGCCTGCTCGACCTCGATCAGCACCAATGCCGGTATCCGGTCAACAACCAGTCTCCGTTCCTGTTCTGCGGCCATCGCAAGATGAACGGCTCATCCTACTGCGCGCCTCACTTCATGTTGTCGCATCGCCCCGAAATCGACCGCCGGGCCAAATTGCGGGAGGTCGCATGAGGACCGACTTGGAAGCCATCCGAGACCGGGTGATCAGCCGGGTTTTGGCGGCGCACAGGATCTCAAAAAGGGACCTTCTTGGCGAATGCCGGGATTCCGATCTGGTCATGGCCCGAAAAGCAATCGCTCATTCGCTGAGGGCTGAGCGGTTCAGCGTGCGCCACATTGGGCGCATTCTTCACCGCGATCGATCAACGATAGAGCATTACCTGGGCATGCGCGTGGACGTGTCCATGGTGCTTCCCAACAGCATCAACTGCTTCCCGACAGAGGTTCAGGACGCCATCACGGCGGCGGCCAGGTCCCAGCGCATGACGCCTGCCGTGATCGTCGCTGAATGGATCACTGAGCGCGCCTTGTTCGAGGCGAGCAAGACCATGGAGAAAGCAGCATGAGACTTCGTGACATCCTGAAGCGTCGCCAGGCCGCGTTGCGCAACGCTTCCCCCAAGTCGCGCGACCGTCTCCGGCATCTCGTCCGTGTAGCCAAAAAGGCGATCGAAATTAAGCAGGGGAAGCGCGCCGCATGACGGGGCCGATCCGCAGAACCATCCCCCATGGTGACCTCGACCTGCATTACGAGGCCGGATGGGCCTACGTCATGCCGAACTTCGACAAGCCCAACCACTACATCGTCGAGTGGTTGAGCGATAAGCCGCCTGTGTACCCGTACCGCGTATCCAACAACTCGAGCCAGGAGAACGCGCATGGACCAGCCAGCGCAGGGGCATAACGGACAACTCAAGTCGTTGGTCGAGCGGATCAACAAATTAATGGACGACCGCGACGAGGTATCGAGCGACATCCGTGATGTATTCACGGAAGCGAAATCGGATGGTTTTGACATCCCGGCGTTGCGCGCCATCATCCGCGCCCAGCGCGAGGACGCGGAGAAGCGTCGTAACCGCGAAGCCATGATCGACATGTACCGCGGCGAGCTGGGGATCGACTGATGCCTCGGTATGACGATGGTCTAGACGATGATGGATACCCGCTCCAGCGGCCTTATGTGCAAGGCTCTGAAGAGATAGTCGGCGAGTTCAAGCCTATTGCCATCGGCGGTATGTTCGCAAGCGTTGTCGAGCGTGCAAAGGCCGCTATGGAGGCTAACCGCACCGCCGATAGCCCCATTGAGTCCATCTTGGGCGCTGCCATCATCGTCTGCTTCCAGAATCGCGGGAAGCCGCTGACGCTGGCGTCTGAGCCTTCCGAGGGGGCACGTGGGCTGCTCCTCGTTCCTCAATTCAAATGGTCGATCTATCGATCAGACTGGGCAATCTACAATCCCAAGTCCACTGGCGCGCTTCTGATTGAGTGCGATGGGAAGGAGTTTCACTCCAGCCCGGAGCAGATCGAGCACGACAAGAAGAAGGACCAAGCTGCGCACGATCGCGGCTACCTGACAATGCGCTTTACCGGCTCTCAGATCCACAAGGGCGCCGATGCATGTGCTGCCGAGATATTCGGCTTTGTCTATGGAGGGAAAAATGGCTCGCATTCGTAGCATAAAGCCAGAATTCTTCCGCCATGAGGCGCTGTACGAAGCTGAGCGCGACACTGGTTTGCCTTTGCGCATTGCCTATTCTGGGCTGTGGACCGCTGCGGATCGGGAAGGACGCTTTCGTTGGTCGCCGCGGCAATTGAAGTTGGATTGCCTGCCCTATGATGACGTTGACTTCTCACGCGTGCTCGACGCGTTGACGACGCGTGGCTTTATCGTGAGGTACGCGGTCGAAGGGAAGGAATATGGGTGCATTCCGAGCTGGCACCAGCACCAGGTCATCAACAATCGCGAGAAGGCATCCGATCTGCCTGCCCCCAATGAAAACAATACATTGACGCGTGAAGCACGCGTGGATGACGCGCCGACCACGCCGCTTGAGCAGACTCAAGGGGAAGGGAAGGGAAAGGAAGGGGAAAGGGAAGGGAAAGGAAAAGTCTCTCGGTCGGTCGCTGACGCGACGCGACGCGATGAGGATTCGAAATTCGAGGAATTCTGGCAGGCTTACCCGCGCAGAGACGGGCCCAATCCACGGAAGCCTGCCGAGCAGAAGTTCAACGCCCTCGCCAAAACCGGCGTCGATCCGGATGTGATGATTGCCGGGGCCAAGCAACTCGCGATCGAGGAGTCGCGGCGCGGCAAGATCGGAACTCAATTCGTCGCCCAGGCTGTGACGTGGCTCAACCAGCAGCGCTGGAGTGACCATGCAGCCTCGGCCTTCACCGCTGACGACGGCATGGTCGAGGTTTTGGATCAGCTTCAGCTCGAGGCATGGGACGCTTACGGCATTCAGCAAAACGGCAGGGGCTACCCGCGAAACAAGAAGGGCGGATGGCGCTTTCCGTCGAAATGGCCGCCAGGCTATGAGGCAAATTTGGTCGCTGGCGTTGAAAAGCTTCTGACCGGGAATGGCATGCAATGATCCGCGATCCCTCAGACGGCAGCGTGCGGGAGCCAGTGCATTGCACGGCATGCGGAACGCTATCGTATTCTGGCCGCTGCGATTGCACGAGAGCTGGGATTAGAGAGCGGCCCAACGGGCCATACATCGAGCCGAAAGTCCCAGACACCGGCCTTCGCCAGCCCACCAGGACCGACGCGCAACTGCGGATGGAGCGATCGAGAGAGTGGCTCAAAGCGTATCACGCGAACAACGGAGCATCACATGCAGGGGCAGACATTGAGCAAGAACTTTCGCAGGAACGGCATTCGATCCAAGTTCAACGGGCAGCCAAACCCGCTTCATCCGATGATGGCGGGGCCAACAGCGGAACGTCTCGCCAAGGCTGAGAACCATTACGCAGTTGGCGATGACCAGCGCGGCAACCGCGTCTACCATTTCCATGACTGCCCTATCGATCGCTTGTATAGCCGTTTAACGCGGCAGGCGAAGTCACTGAGCGCGGAGCAGGGACTTCGGCGGGAATACATCGCCCTGGTGAAGTACCGGCACCATTGGTTCTCTGCGGGGCTTCAGGACGCCATCGGCAGCGCCGACCTCAACCGGATATTCGCATCGGACCCAGGCTCGATGTCGGGCATGGCAAAATCTGAGCGGCAGGCACATCATCGGCAGCAATATCGCCAAGCCCGTGACGGCGAGAATGGCATAGGCCACAAAGCAGGCATTGTTGTGGACAACGTGGTGTGCGCAGAAATGTCTCTGGAGACCGCGGGCTATTCGGTCGGGTTCAATTCTCGCACTCACGCCCGCGACAAGGCCGAGGAGATGCTTCGCGAGAGCGGGCGGAAACTGGCCCGGCTGTGGGGGATATCGTGAGCGAGATGATTGAACGGGTCGCGAAAGCCAAATGGGCGCGTAGGCAAGAAGTTGCTCGCGCGGCCGGAATCCAGCCGCTCCTAGCCGACTGGGATGATGAGCTCGAGGGGTTGCGGGAAGAAGTTAGAGCGGAGGCCCGCTGCGCCATAGAGGCCATGCGGGAGCCAACAGTGGCAATGCTCTCGTATGAAACGCCGGACGCCATGGTGCATCCCGGCTGCTTCACATGTGGTGGACATCTGGAAGGCTGGCGGTTGATGATCGATGCGGCCCTTGACACTGCGTCACAAATCACCCCTCATAAGGCAGGTTCGTGAAATGCGCCCGGCAGGAGAAATCCTCGCCGGGCTTTTTCATGGGCCGCTTTCTGACTTCGTGTCCTCCCAACGACTTCGCCCCGGGCCCGCTCCCCCCAGAGCTATCAAGGTCCGGGGCGCTTTCAATTCCATTCGGAGCAGCCGCCGTTCAACCCGCACCGCTTCCCGTGGTTGGATCTGTGAGCCCCGGCGCGCTGCCTCCGAAGCCAAAGGACAAGATCATGCTCAGCAAACCGACCCTGGAACTGATCGTCTCCGAGATCGTCGCCGGCTACGGCAAGATCATCAAGCGCAAGGGCAAGCTGATCGCAACGAGCTCGCGCTAGTGTTCTTCCCGATCTCCCCCGCATTCGAATACGTCGAGGTTTTGTTCTGGCCGGTTATGACATGCGTCGCCTTCGGGCTCGGCTATATCACTGGCGGCATCGTTCAGCGCGGGTGACGGACAATGCCAGCTCTATCGAATTCCAAATGGGAACGGTTTGCTCAGGAGCTAGCAAAGGGCAAAACGGCCAGCGAGGCTTATGAGTTGGCCGGTTATAAACCGAATGACGGAAACTGCATCCGGCTGAAAGGGAATGAAAGGGTGGTTGCCCGCGTTTCCGAGTTGATGGAAAGGGCGGCAATAAGAGCCGAGATATCCATCGCCAGTATCACCGAGAGCCTGCTTCGGATCGCTGAGAAGGCCGAGAAGCTTGGAGAAGCCTCGGGGCTCAACGTCGCCAAGAGCGCTTGGATGGACGCAGCGAAGGTCAATGGGCTGATTGTGGATCGCGCCGTAACCGAGAACGTGAACACCAATTATGTTGTCTCAGGCGAGCCAATCGACAACGTCGAGGAATGGGAAGCCGAGTACGCTCCCAAGCACTAAGCTTGCTTGGTCGCCTCAGGCTGGCCCGCAAACCGCGCTGGTCAAATGCCCTGCCGATGAAATCTTCTACGGTGGAGCTCGAGGCGGCGGCAAGACCGATGGAATGCTCGGCAAGTTCGCTGTCAAGGCATCTCGGTACGGTGAGCACTGCGTTGGCGTCTTCTTCCGCCGATCGCGCGAGGATCTGAAAGAGGCGATCGAGCGCTCACAGCAGATTTATGGGCCGATCGGCGCCAAGTGGAACGAGCAGAAGAAGTGGTGGCGCTTTCCCAACGGCGCCCGCCTCAAGTTTGAATACCTGGATCGAGACGCTGACGCGGACAACTACCAGGGCCACAACTATACCGATGTTTTCTTTGAGGAGCTGACACACTGGGCTAGCCCGACGCCCGTCAATAAGCTGAGGGCAACGCTTCGATCCGCAACCGGCGTTCCATGTCAGTTTCACGCTACTGGGAATCCGGGCGGTCCTGGACATCAGTGGGTGAAAGCCCGCTACATCTCTCCGGCTCCTCAGGGCTGGAGCTTGATGTGGGAGGATTTCACCAACCCGTTCACGGGCGAGATCGTTCGCAAGAACAGAGTCTTTATCCCGTCGAAACTGAGCGACAACCATTATCTGGGTTCAGGCTACGTTGCTAACCTGTACCAGTCGGGCTCCAAGGAGCTTGTGCGGGCATGGCTCGCGGGCGACTGGGACGTTGTTGAGGGCGCGTTCTTCGATTGCTGGGATGCGTCCAAGCACGTTGTGCGTCCCTTTGAGGTGCCGGAAACCTGGGCGCGGTTTCGCTCGGGTGACTGGGGTTCGGCAAAGCCATTCTCCATTGGATGGTGGGCTGTCGTCGGGGAAAAGTACAGGCTTGAAAGTGGGCTCTGGTTGCCGCGCGGCTGCCTAGTCCGATATCGCGAATGGTACGGCATGAAGCCGGGACAGCCCAATGTCGGGCTCAAACTGCATGCAGATGCGGTCGGCAGGGGCATAGCCGAGCGCGAAGCTAAAGACCCGAAACTTGTCGGTGGCGTTCTGGACCCGGCCGCGTTCAGCGAGGATGGCGGCCCTCCAATCTCCGAGCGCCTTAACGCTGAGCTCATCAAGGCCAAGCTGGTCCCGTTCCGGCCAGCCGACAACAAGCGCGTACCAGGCCGCGGCGCGATGGGTGGTTGGGATCAGGTTCGAGGGCGGCTTGAAGGTGACGATGACGGCCTGCCTATGCTGGTCGTGTTCTCAACCTGCGTTGACTTCATACGAACCTTGCCAGCGCTTCAGCACGATCCGTTGAAGCCTGAGGACGTTGACAGCGACATGGAAGACCACGCGCCAGACGAAGGGCGATACGCCTGCATGTCACGCCCGTGGATTCGTAAGCCTGCGGTCGATGAGAAACCGATGAACCAGAGCGGTTACAAGACTGCATCGGCAGAGCCATCTGACAATTGGAAGGCAGCACTCTAATGGCAGTTCCAGCATATCAGGCACCGTGCCGGCCCAGTGACTACGGCTGGCGCAACGGGAAGCCGGGCAAATGAGCATTTCGCACTGGGGTATCTTCGAAGGGCCTGCGCTGCCGTTGCAGGCGCCTCTTACCTGGATTTGTGAGATAGCGCGGTTGCAGTCGCTGTTGGCGCAGCACGCCAAGCCTGCGGGCAAACTTATTTTGTCTGGCAGGGCTATTCGGATGATCAACGCCTAATGCAGACCCTTCCTGTCCCCACACAGCAGGCCATGCCCGCTGGTCGCGGCTCTGCGCCTGCGATCGACCAGGGGAAGGATGAGGACTATTACGATATCACGCGCCTGCGCCGGCAGTGGAACGACTGGGCCTCTGCAAAAGACGCCGAAGGCCGCGAGATGGTCGAGTCTCGCCACTACTACCACGGCGACCAGTGGACCGAGACGGAGATTGCTGCTTTGCGGCGCCGCAAGCAGCCGGTTGTCACGTCCAACCGCATTGTCCGCAAGATAGACGCGGTCGTGGGGCTGGTCGAGCGGCTGCGGCAAGATCCGAAGGCCTATGCGCGGACGCCTAAGCATGACGAGGGCGCCGAGCTCGCCACGGCCACGCTCCGGTTTGTGCTCGACAACAACGACTGGAAGTCCAAGTCATCCCGCATTGCACGGGCTGGCGGCATCGATGGCATTTCAGGGATTGAATACGATCTTGTCCCCGGAGACGAGGGCGACCCGTCCCTGGAAATGCATATCGCTTATGGTGACGGATTCTTCTACGACCCGCGCTCAGTGGACGAGGGCTTTACCGACGCCCGCTATCTCGGCATAGCCAAGTGGGTTGACCTCGAGCAAGCCAAGGAGATGTTCCCGAAGAAGGCCGATGAGATCGACGGCCTGATGGAGTCGGGCGCGGATCAAACGGCTGTCGTCGAGACCGACCGTTCCCGCAACTGGATCAATACCAACGAGAAAAAGGTTCGCCTGGCGGACCATTGGTACATCCTCGGCGGGAAATGGCGCTGGTGCATGTATATCGGAACGGTGATGCTGAAGCAGGGCATTTCGCCGTTTATCGACGAGAAGGGCAAGACGTTCCCGCGGTATCGGATGTACTCGGCCTCGGTTGACCACGATGGCGACCGCTACGGCTTTGTGCGCAATCTGAAGAGCCCTCAGGACGAGGTCAACCATCGCCGCTCCAAGGCCCTGCATATTCTAAATACCAAGCAGATCATCCTTGAGAAGGGCGCGGTAGACGACATTGAGGTGACGCGCCGTGAACGCGCGCGGCCGGACGGAATTATCGAGAAGAATCCGGGAATGGAGCTAGAGTTTCCGGATGCTACAGTGGATTTCAAAGGCCAACTGGAAATGCTCCAGGAGGCCAAGAACGAAATCGAGAACTTCGGGCCGAACCCGGCATTGATCGGGCAGGGGCTGGAAGATAGCTCTGGCCGCGCCATTCAGTTGTTGCAGCAAGCCGGTATCGCCGAGCTCGGTCCTTACCTATCGGCTTACAAGAATTGGAAGCTGCGGGTCTACCGCGACATCTGGAACATCATCCAGCGCTATTGGACGGCCGAGCGTTGGATTCGCGTGACCGATGATCGGAATGTCGCCCAGTTCTTCCAGATCAACAAGCAGGGACTCGATGAATACGGCCGGCCGGCGATCGTCAACGCAATCGGCTCGCTGGACGTGGATATCATCATCGACGAGGGCCCGGACGCGGTGAACATGCAGGGCGACAGCATGATGGTGCTTCAGTCGCTCGGCCCGCAGTTCGCCGCGCAGTTCCCGGATGTCGTGCTGGAGCTCTCGCCGCTGCCCAACTCGGTCAAGAAGCCGATGCTGGACAAGATCAAGGCAAAGCAGGAAGCCCCGCCGCCGGTTGATCCGAAGGTCGCCGCGCAAGGCCAGCTAAAGCAGATGGAATTGGCGGCTGATGCGCAGGCAACCGTTGCCGACAACAGTCTCGAATGGCGCAAAGCTCAGCTCCAGGCATTGACCCAGATCGAGGTCGCCCGGATTGGCGCCAAGACGGATCAAGACAGCGCGTCCTTGGCGGCCCGCCTGGAGGCCGTCCTTGGCTTCGCGCAGATGAACCATGAACATGCTCAGAACGCGCAGGACCGGGCGCATGAGGCAATCCAGAACGATGCGGAGCGGCGGCAGACCGAGGTTTTAGCCGCTCGGCAGCAGGCCTCAGAGGCGGCTCAGCAGCCGCAGGCGGCCGAATAAAAGAGATCGTTGGCGGCTGACGATATAGCCGCAGGACTACCCCGCCCGCAGGCAGCGACATGCCGGCATACGTGATCGCACGAAACGCGAAGGGTGAATGACCATGAGTGATGTTGACCAAGGACCAAGCGACGACGAACTGTTCAACGAAGCCGTCTCGGATGAAACGCCGGAAGCCCCGGTCGTAGCCGAGCAGGCAGAACAGCCTGTCAGGGATGAAGCTGGCAGGTTCGCCAAGAAGGAAGAGCCGGAAGCGGCTGAAGTGGTTGCAGAGGTGCAGGCTGAAAAGCCTGTCGTCGATGACAACGCTTCGCAAGTTCCCTCATGGCGCGTTCGGGAGATCAACGAGGAAAAGCGGGCGGCACTTGCTGAGTTGGAGACCCTGCGGGCTGAGCGTGCCCAATGGCAGCAGCGCCAGCAGCAGCCCAAGCCTGAGCCCGTCGAAAGGCCGGCCAAGCCTGATCCTCTCCTTGATCCGGAAGGCTACGCCAAAAGCGTCCGCGATGAAATCCGCGAGGAAATCATTAACGAGCGCCGCGAGGAAAGCCTTCAGCGGGCAGCCGAAGCCCATCCTGACGAGTTCAAGGAAGCCTATGCCGCAGCCCGTCAGGCTGTAGACCCGGCCCTCAAGGCCCGGATGCAGTCCAGCCGCGACCCAGGCAAGACGCTCCTCGAATGGCATCGTGACAACAAGGTCAAGGCCGAAGTCGGCCACGATCCGAACGCTTGGCTCGAAAAGAAGCTCGAGGAACGTCTCAATGATCCCGCCTTCCTTCAAAAGGCGATCGAACGTTCCAAGGGTGCAACGCAACTCGCCGATGGTCGCCCCCGTGTAGACCTTCCACCCTCGCTGAACGGCGCAAGCCGCTCCAACGCAGCGCTGAAGTCGTCGACCAATGACGATGTTTCAGACGAAGACCTGTTCCGAGAACTAGCCGGCTGATCTGCTCTAACTGGTTGACGAAAACACCCGCCCTTGTGGCGGGTTTTTCTTTGCCCGTTTGGCGTGAGAGGCCATCAACAGAAAGGTAGCGGCCAATGGCCCTCACTACGAACCACGCCAATAACGAACTGATCAAATTCCGCCGCAATGTCGCGACGGACTTCCTCCGGGCTTCCCGTTTTGACCCCTTCATGGGCTCGGACTCGACCAACCCGATCGTGCGCATGTCCGACCTGGCCGGCGACGGCAAGGAAATCCGCATCCCGCTCGTTACCCAGCTCATCGGCTCGGGCGTCGGCGTCGGTACGCTGGTCGGCAACGAAGAGACGCTGGACAGCTACGGCATGCCCATGTGGGCAGACTGGGCTCGTAACGCGGTTGCGAACAACCGTGCTGCGAACAAGGAGAACTCGTTCTCGGTCCAATCGACCGCGCAGAGCCTGCTTCGTGGCTGGGCCCGTCGTATCGTCCGCGACGATATCGTTGACGCCCTGCTGTCGATCCCGACCTCGCAGATCCAGGCCAACCGCTTCACGTCGCCGGGCAACCGGGTCAACGGCATCAAGTGGTCGGCGGCTACCGCTGCGAACAAGAATGCGTGGGTGACCGCTAACGTCGATCGCGTGGTGTTCGGTTCGGCGATCTCGAACTATTCGACCACCTTCGCGACCGCAGTTGCGAACGTGGACAGCACGAACGACAAGATGACCGCGGCTGTCGGCTCGTTGATGAAGAACGTAGCGCAGCAGACCGGCGTCACCGCCTCCAACCCCGGCGTTTACAACGGCAAGCCCAAGATCACCCCGTTCAGCATCAAGGGCACCAACAACGATCAGGAATGGTATCTCTGCCTCGTCGGTTCGCGCGCCATGCGCGATCTGAAGAACGACCCGACCATGTACCAGGCCAACCGCGATGCGCGCGAGCGTGAGAGCGGCGCCACCAAGAACAACCCGATCTTCACGGGTGGCGGCCTGATCTATGACGGCGTGATCTACCTGGAGATCCCGGAAATCACCCAGCGTCTGCTTCTGTCCGGCGTCGGTGCCTCCTCGATCGATGTCGAGCCCGTCTTCCTGCTCGGCCAGAGCGCCCTTGGCTACGTCATGGGTCAGATGCCCCGTCCGACCCGTCGTGATGAAACCGACTACGATTTCATCAAGGGTATCGGCATCGAGGCTCAGTACGGCGTTGGCAAGATTGCCAAGGCTCCGCTGTCGGTCGGAAGCGCTGCTACGGTCGGTGATTTGATCGATTGGGGCATGGTTTCACACTACGAACCACGCCAATAACGAACTGATCAAATTCCGCCGCAATGTCGCGACGGACTTCCTCCGGGCTTCCCGTTTTGACCCCTTCATGGGCTCGGACTCGACCAACCCGATCGTGCGCATGTCCGACCTGGCCGGCGACGGCAAGGAAATCCGCATCCCGCTCGTTACCCAGCTCATCGGCTCGGGCGTCGGCGTCGGTACGCTGGTCGGCAACGAAGAGACGCTGGACAGCTACGGCATGCCCATGTGGGCAGACTGGGCTCGTAACGCGGTTGCGAACAACCGTGCTGCGAACAAGGAGAACTCGTTCTCGGTCCAATCGACCGCGCAGAGCCTGCTTCGTGGCTGGGCCCGTCGTATCGTCCGCGACGATATCGTTGACGCCCTGCTGTCGATCCCGACCTCGCAGATCCAGGCCAACCGCTTCACGTCGCCGGGCAACCGGGTCAACGGCATCAAGTGGTCGGCGGCTACCGCTGCGAACAAGAATGCGTGGGTGACCGCTAACGTCGATCGCGTGGTGTTCGGTTCGGCGATCTCGAACTATTCGACCACCTTCGCGACCGCAGTTGCGAACGTGGACAGCACGAACGACAAGATGACCGCGGCTGTCGGCTCGTTGATGAAGAACGTAGCGCAGCAGACCGGCGTCACCGCCTCCAACCCCGGCGTTTACAACGGCAAGCCCAAGATCACCCCGTTCAGCATCAAGGGCACCAACAACGATCAGGAATGGTATCTCTGCCTCGTCGGTTCGCGCGCCATGCGCGATCTGAAGAACGACCCGACCATGTACCAGGCCAACCGCGATGCGCGCGAGCGTGAGAGCGGCGCCACCAAGAACAACCCGATCTTCACGGGTGGCGGCCTGATCTATGACGGCGTGATCTACCTGGAGATCCCGGAAATCACCCAGCGTCTGCTTCTGTCCGGCGTCGGTGCCTCCTCGATCGATGTCGAGCCCGTCTTCCTGCTCGGCCAGAGCGCCCTTGGCTACGTCATGGGTCAGATGCCCCGTCCGACCCGTCGTGATGAAACCGACTACGATTTCATCAAGGGTATCGGCATCGAGGCTCAGTACGGCGTTGGCAAGATTGCCAAGGCTCCGCTGTCGGTCGGAAGCGCTGCTACGGTCGGTGATTTGATCGATTGGGGCATGGTTTCGGGCTTCGTCTCCGGCGTCGCGAACGCCTGATCCTCATAGGGCGGCCTTCGGGCCGCTCTTTCCCCCTTTCATCAGACACAAGGAACTGAACTATGGCTTATCGTAAGGATTGGGGCCAGCCTCAGGCGGGTCTTCAGGGCGAAGCTCGTACTCGCAAGGTGTTCGGTCGCACCGTCACCGTCGGTACGGCTGACAACGTAACTGGCAATACCATCGGCGCCTTCATGGTGCCGGCTTGGTTTACCGTGACCGGCATCCTTGGCTCTGCCACGGATATGGATAGCGGTACGGCCATGCTGATCACGATTGGCGACGCAGGCAGCGCCAACCGCTTCGTCACGAGCTTGAATACTCAGGCTGCCGTGACCTCGCTCAGCTTGGCCGCGGCTGGTCTCCTGTACACCTTCGCGACGGACACGGAAGTCCTCATCACGATTGCCACTCAGGCCGGCACGCCGGTTGCGGGCACCGTGACCGCGTATCTCGACGGCTTCGTCAACTAAACGAACCAAGTGCCTGCCGGTCGCGTTGATCGGCAGGCAACCAACTGGAGAGCACTATGCGCAAGGCAACCGCTACCTACAACGCTCCCGAAGGCGACAACAAGGTCGTCGAGATGGGCGGCGTTACGTTCTTCGACGGCCAGTCCATCGATCTCAACACCGATGAGCACGAGCACCTGATCGGCAAGCTTCAGGGCAATCCTCACTTCGACATCGAAGTGGGCGAGGAAGAGCAGAGCGAGAAGCGCTGCCCTGGCCGTCCCAAGAAGCGCGATCTCAAGGCCGGCATCGAGGAAGCCCGCGATCACGACTTCGAGGCTGACCAGCGCGCCGCCGCTGCTCGCAAGCCTACTGAGCCGGCGCCTGCCAAAGCGTCGGCGGAATAACCGCCTATCAGATCCCAAAGGGCCCCTTTCGAGGGGCCTTTTTCTTGTGAGGGCCGATGTCCAAAACCCGCGCTGAGATCCAGAAGAAAGCCCTCGATATCCTTGTCGGGGGCGATGTCGGCGCGAGCATGTCCGATGAGGACGCGACGGCGCTTGATGGATACATCGATAGCGTGGTGGCAGAGATCAACGCGGATGGCACGACCTACATCGGCGATCCCGACGACCTCGACGACGGCCTGTTCCTCACCTTCAGCAAGTTGGTCGCGAACGCGGCCGCGGAAGAGTTTGGCGGGGCTTCCAACGAGCAATTGGCCCAGCAGATGCGCAACCGCATTCGCGTCATCACTCGCCAGACGCCCGGTTATGGTCCTCAGAGCGTGGAATATTTCTAAGTGGCAGGGCTGTACGAAAGCCTTATGGCGGCGCCTCAGCAGACGTTCGCCAATAATCAGCAATATGCCGCCGTGCCCGGTCAGTTGAACTACGACACGAAGCTCCCGCAGATGGATGAGTTTCAGTTTCGGCAGTGGCTGGCTGACAAGAAGGTTCCGTTTAACGCAGATGCGAGCGGACAAGATTACGACATGCGCGGGTACTGGCAGGGGCTGATGCAGCAGAATCCGCGTGCCACGTCAGGAATGAATGCGAACGACGGTCGTCTGCATTTCTCGGACTATTGGAAAACGCCTTATCATCAATCGTTCTCAAACGAGAGCAAGTATGCGTCTCCGAACGCGCCGCAATGGGTCAACGATAGTCAATTGGCCGCCCCAAATGGGCGCATTGTGTTTGACGAGCGGCGATGACTAGCAAGGGCGGATCGATCCACATACCGTTCCCTTTGAGCTCGTCGCCGGGGGCATCAGGGCAGGAGAGCGCGGGCCGTCTGATCAATTGCTATGCGGAACCGCTCGGCAAGGATATCGGTGCACAGAAGGGCTTTACCCCGCCGCAAGTCGTCTGGCGCAAGAGCCCTGGTCTGCCGCAGTTCTGCGCATCTGCCCTGACCGGATTCCGCGGCGGCTTGCTGGTTGGCAGCGCGCTCTACACGGCATGGAGCGGGAAGGCGGCCACTTACACCTCAGGAGGCGTTGAGGCCGTCCTGACCGGCACGCTCAACGGCACGGAGAAGGTGTTCTGGGCTCGCAACAACAAGAGCCCGACGCCTGATGTGGTGTGCGTCGCTCCGGGCACGGGCGCGTTCTCGGTCTCGTCGAGCGCGGTGATATCGTTTGCTGATCCTAACATTGGCACGCCCAACAGCGTGTTCGATATGGATGGCTTTTTCATCTTCACCTATGGCGACGGCACCATCCAAGCGTCGGGCCTGAATGCAGTCACGATCAACACGCTCGACAAGACGAAGGAGCAGGCAAAGCCCGGAGGTCTAACGCGCGGCCTTCGGTTCAACGGCCAAGCTTACGTCTGGGGGCCGACCTTCGGCGCTGTTTATTCGAACACAGCACAGCCAACCGGCTTCCCGTTCACACGCTCCTATGTGATCCAGCGCGGCTTGCTCAGCCCGTATGCGGTGGCAGGGCACGAGGATGGGTTCGGGTCGGCACTGATCTGGGTTGCGGACGACAATAGCGTTGTGCAGCACAACGGCACGCCGAACCCGCTGAAGATATCGCCGCCGGATCTGGATCGGTTGATCGCCGCGGTGACTGACAAGACCACGCTGGAGGCCAGCGTCTACATTTCGCAGGGGCATCCGAAATGGGTGCTCTCTTGCCCGGCGTTTACCTGGGAATTCGACCTCGGAAGCCAGAAGTGGAACGAGCGCGCGAGCTACCAGCAAGCACGGTGGCGGGCGATCAGTGGCGTCTCTGCCTTTGGGAAGTGGATCACGGGCGACACGCAGGGCGGCCGGCTGCTCTATGTCAGTGAGCAATCATATGACGAAAAGGGCAACCCTCTCCAGTTCCAAATCGAAAGCGGGCCGGTCCTGAACTTCCCGAACCGGACGAAGGTTGCTCGAGCAGATTTCAATTTCGTGGTTGGAGTCGGGCAGGCGACGGGGCAAGACCCGATCGCAACGGACCCCAGCGTCGGCATCTCTTGGACGGATGACGGCGGCATTACCTGGAGTCAGGAGTTCGTTCGAAAGCTTGGCCGGCAGGCAACACCACAGCGGATCACGATGCTGCGCACGGGGATGAGTGGCGTTCAAGGGCGGCGATGGCGGCTCAAGGTTACTGATCCGGTCTATGTCGCGTTCATGGGCGCGACGCAGGACACGGCATTGAGGAACCACTGATCATAACATTGCCTGGGTTATGATCAGTTTTGATCACCAACCTGCAAGGAAAGCTTGCAGGTTCAACCTGTGCAAAAAATGCACAGGTTGAACCTTACTTGGATATTGGAAAGCTGAGACCCGGGGCTTCACCAAAATCCTTTAGCGCTATGCCTAACGGTCCTTCCGTCTCATGACGGATGGTAGATCTAGCAATCTCGAACTCAGCCATCCCGCCGTAACCGGCACCTTCGATGGACTCTAGGAAGTGGAGAACTTGCCTCATGGCGTCATGGCGATCAATCATGGCCTACTCCTCGTCCTCGATATCGTCAGACGTATCAAGGCACATAAGGTTTTCAGCCCACTTATGAAGGTCAGAGACCAAAATCATCGTTCTCTTGCCTACCTTCTTGGCCGGGAGCCTGTTTGATTTTATCTCCTCTCTAAGCTTGGTTAGTCCAATGCCAACGGCTTGGCAGGCTTCGTGCACGCTGTAGGCGATCCTATCAACCATTCGGTATTTCCTCCTTATAAATGTGCAAATGCTCGGCGCCCTTCATAATTTGGGATTCCGACGTAGATCGAACGAGAGGCCCGATCTTGGCCGTGATCCAAGTATCAAGGTCTTCTTTGGCGTATAGCGGCCATCTGCCAGCAAGACGAAACGAAGGACCGCCGCCTACGCAGGCATATTTTGCTAGAGTTTTTGGCGAGCACGGATAGTTCCAAGTAGTCTGGATGTACTCAGCTGCTTCTTGGCGTCGCAACATGCGGCGGTGCGGAGAAGTGCTCATTCGTGATCCTCATGAGTGTTCAAGATTGAAGCATCCCACTCAATCATATTCGCGCGGAATCGGGAATAGCGAAGTTGTTGAAGTTGCGAGTTTTGCGGAGTTTGTGCGCACTATTGATTTTCTCGAACTGGCCAGTACGGGAAAAGCTGAGAGGATGAACCACTGATGTCTGCTTTTCCCGGAAAAGACGTTCCTGTCATCGATCAGGCGACGGGGACGATGAGCCAGACCTGGTACGACTGGTTTCAGTTTCATCAGAAGCTCGCTCAATTGCCTGACGTTTCAACGACGGCGCCGACCAACGGTCAGGTGCTGATTTACAACGACACGACTAAGCTTTGGACGCCGGGAGCCAACTGATGGGCCTGTTCGATCTCTTTTCAAATGATACCGCCGAGAAGGCGCGAGATATGGCTAACGCTGGCGCAACGGCTGGATATAATCAGCTGTCTGATCAATATGGGCAGGGTCGAAGCGCGCTCACGAGCAACTACGGCGACGCGAAGAACCTGTACAGCGGCCTGATCAACTCGACTGGCGCAGGCGCAAAAGCCTATGGCGATGCCAGCGGAGCGAACGGCGTTGCTGGACTTCAGTCGGCCATGGACACGTTCAAGAACAGTGGACAGTACGGCAACTATGGTTTCACGCTTGGCCAAGGCCTTCAGGCTCTGGATCGAACCCATGCCGCTGCCGGAAATCTAGCATCAGGCAATGCCGATACTGATACACTTAACTACGCGACTGGCCTCGCGAACAATACCTACAACAGCTATCTCTCAGGCTTGCAGCCATACCTTGGTGCGAACTCAAGCGCAGTTTCTGGTGCGGCTGGAGTTGATACCGGGCTCGGAAATGCATTGAACTCGTCCTACACCAACCAGGGCAACGCTGCGAACACCACTCAGACCACGATCGGCAACAACAATGCTGCGGCCGAGATGAATAACTACAAGGTCGGCGCAAACCAGTTGAATGCGCTCATGGGGATTGGGAGCTTGGCGTCTGGCGCCATTGGGGGCGCCGGTGGGCTGGGCGGGCTAACGGGCGGCTTTGGTGGCTCAGGATTCAGCCTCGGCCCGACTTCAGTTGGTGGCGCGCCGGTCAGCGGCGGCCTATTCAGCATGTTCGGTTAGGGATCAAATGGCTGAAGCATCAACATCGTCGTTTGCAAGTCTGCTTGCTAATGCCGCCGATACCAAGGCTGATTTTGACTTCGGCAAGCTCAACAAGAGCTATTGGGAAGGCAAAGATCAGTTCGCCAAGAATGAGCTGCGCGATGCGTTCCGGGATGGCCTCCCGCTAGATGCCAATGGTCAGCCTGATTGGGGCACCATGTCGAAGGTGCTTATCCAAAAGGGCGGCCTCGAACAGGGCGTTGCGGCGGCTAATCTCGATGTCAGCCGGCAGCAGCTTGCTGCAGGGCAGAGGGATAGAGCGCTATACGCTGGAGGTGGCAGCGGCCAGCCAGCCCCTATCGTATCTCCCCCGTCCTCCAACCGAGGCGCATCGGTGGCCGTTGCGGCTCCGCTCAATCGGGGCGGTGAGCAGCCTTCGACTGCCGCCCAGCCGCCGGCCGCCCCGAAAGGTGGAACAACAATTGGTCAATACCTGATGGCGGCAGGCATCCCAAATGACCAAATTGGAACGGCTGGCGCTTCGATTGCGCGTCAGCTCGGCGTTGATGATCCGAATGCTCAGATTGATACGAACGATATTCGGATTCGCAACGTGCTCGTGCCTGCCGTCCAGCAATTGAAGCGGATGGGCATCGGTCAGGTTGTGCAGCAGCAGCCCCAGACGGCGCAGATCGCACCTCCGCAAGCTCCGCAGCCGGCGCAGGCTATTCCTCAGCCACCGCAGCCCCCCGCCACCGCCCAAGTCGCGCCTGACTTCAACTCGCGGTTTAGCGCCGCCAGACCGGGACAGGCGGATGCCGAACTGGCGAGGCTACGGTATCTTTCCGGCAGTACTGACAAGGGAACGGCAGAGGCCGCGCGTGCTGAATTGAAAATCAGACTTGAGGGACAACAGCCTCCCAATGAGGTGAAGTTGTACAATCAGGCTGTAAGCCAAGGCTTCAAAGGTACGTTTGAGGATTGGCAGAACCGCACGGACGAAAACACCACGCAGCGCGATATCCTGACCAAAAGCATCCTGCCACGCATAGATAAGTCGCAGGAAACGGCGACGGCTGCACGGGACGATATTGATTCTATCCATCGGGCGCGTGCTGAGTTGGATAAGCCCGGCGGCATCATCAATGGTGCGTTTGCGGATAAGAGGCTGTTCCTCGCCAAGGCCGCTAATCTTCTTGGCGTTCCGAATGCTGACAAAATCAACAACACAGAGGCTTATGGCGCTGCCATCGGCCAGCGTGTTGCGTCCATGGTCAAGGCTTTCGGTAGCGGAACGGCCATCTCGGATGGCGACCGGCGTTTCGCGGCGGCAATGGCTGGTGGCAATATCGAGTTGGACGAGAAGTCCATGCGTCGCATTCTTGACATCGGCGAGAAGGCCGCGCGGGGCAAGATCGACTATCACAACACCTCTGTTGACAAGGTGGTGAACGCCAACGACGCGCTTAAGCCAGCGCGCGACACCTTCCTTGTGAAAGCTCCTGACGCATATCAAAAGGCGGCAGCACCAGACCCCTATGAAAAAGCCCGCGATGCAATCTCAAAGGGCGCTCCGCGCGATGCGGTCATGCAGCGGCTTCAGAAGGCGGGATTTGACCCGACGAAGCTGTAATGTCTGATCTCGATTTCTCGGACCTTATCCCGTCTCGCTCGTCCCCAACTGCGGCCGGTAGCGGGGATTTGAGTTTTGAAGACCTAGTTCCTCAGAAGTCGAATTTGCCAGCAGCCATAGCCGATGTACCGACAGAGATCAGCAATGCTGCCTCTGAAAATATTGACGCCATGAAGAAGGGTCTTACACCTTCCGGTCAAGGCACTCGCGGTTTTCTGGAGAGATCGGGCGATCTTGCGCGGGGGCTGATCAGCATTCCTGCCCTTGTGGCTTCGCCCATCACCGGGGCTGCCAGGTCGATTGGCGGCCACTTGATGGCTGACGCCGTGCAGGGCTTCGGCGAGAACGTCGTTAACCCCATCTCGGAGAAGATGGGGGGGCAGGCTCAGCACCCAGACCCGAATGCCGTTTACGAGACGGCAAAGGGCGATGTTGACCTCGCGTTATCTGGAGCGCGAGCGGCGGCGCCGAGAGCTCCCGCTGTGGCGACGCCGACCATTCAAGAGCTAAAAGCGGCTTCGAATGCGGCATATTCGTCGCCTGAAGTGGTCGGGCTTGAGTTTAAGCCTGGCGCTCTGAAGGGCTACTCGGATCGGACACAGATTGCGCTCAACAGCGAAGGTTTTGACGACATCGTTGCACCAAAGACTTTCGCGCTGCTTCAGCGCGTGCAGAATTTTCCGCAAGGTGCGACGGTAACGGGCCAGAACGTTAACAGCCTGCGAAAAACGCTGGGAAAACTCGCTGGATCGACTGATCCAACGGAGAAAGCGGCTGCTACTTTCGCAATCGATCATCTCGACGACTTTGTTCCCAAGATTCCGCGCACTGATATCCTGAAGGGTGACGCTGCTGCTGCCTCCGCGCGGCTTGAGGAGGCCCGCGGTAATTGGGCTGCTGCAAAGCAAGCAGAAAAGATGGACAAGCGCATCGCCAAGGCAGAAATGCAGGCTGATGTGTCCAATTCTGGAATGAACGTCGAGAACCGCATTCGTAGCCAAATGGGTAAGATCGCAATCGACGAGCGTGAGGCGCGAGGCTTGACGCCAAGTGAGGTGGCCGACGCGAGAAAGATCGCCGAAGGCAGCAAGACACAAAACGCGTTGCGGGCTACGGGGAACCTGTTGGGTGGGGGGGGCGGCCTTGGCGCCGTAGTTACCGGCATTCCATCTGGTGGCCTTGCGCCGGCCGCTGGATTTGCTCTCAAACTGCTCTCGAACCGGATGACCTTGAAGCAGGCTGAGCGACTGTCTGAGGCAATCCGGATGCGAGCGCCGCTCGCAAGCTCAACGGAGAAATTCGGGCAGGCTTTCGCGAACTACCAAGCTAACAGCAATCCAAGGACTTTGTCTGGTGTCGCGGTGGCAGCGCGCAATCTTTCGAACAACATCAATGAGCCGAACATGAAGGCTTCGATCGCGAACCTTCTGCGTGACCTTCAATCTACTCGTCAGGGTGAATGATGGTCCGTTTTTGCTGGATGAATTCCCGCAGAGACCTGGGACCGGGGTCATATAGATTCCCACCGCGAAGCTTGCGGACGACCGAGAAAATGACCGATCCGACCAATAGGGCCGGCAATCCAACCGCTATAGCTGTCAGCATTTTATAGGGCCTACCCACATGATCAAACGTCTCTGCCTCGCTTTTGCGGGGCTGTTTGCGCTGGCCAGTGTAGCACAGGGCGCTGGGACCGTCCCCGGCTTTTCCCTGGTGCCGCAGTTCGATTTGACGGGGAAACTCGCCCCCGGCTGCAAGCTCTACGTGATCCAGGCCGGCACGGTCTCGACCCCGCAGAATGCCTATCAGGATAGCAGTTTAACGCTGCTCCAGCCGAACCCGATGACGTGCGACGCCGCCGGCCGGTTAGGACAGTGGTTTGTCGCTGACGGGTCGATCAAGCTTCGCCTGACCGACAAGAACGGCGTTCAGATCTTCAACCAAGACGGCCTCTTGGTGGTTGGCGCTTCGTCCGGTGGGGGCGGCGGCTCTCCAGTCGATCCGACGACGATCCTTCAAACAGGAGATCTCAAGGTCTCATACGGTACTGGCGTCCTTTCTGGCTTCGTTCGGGCCAATGGGCGCACGATCGGCTCGGCAACCTCTGGGGCAACCGAGCGGGCGAACGCGGACTGCCAGTCGCTATTCCAGTATCTCTGGGGCGCCGATGCCAACTTGGCCGTAAGCGGCGGGCGCGGCGCATCTGGTGCAGCGGATTGGGCTGCAAACAAGACGATCGCCCTTCCCGACATGCGAGGCCGCGTCATTGCTGGCCTTGACGGGATGGGTAACAGCCTCGCCGGGATCTTGGGCTCCGGGTCCGGCTCGTTCCAGACAAACAGCAATACGCTCGGGTTCAAGGGCGGTGCCGAAGTACATGGGCTGACGCTTGCCCAACTCCCAACGGGGATCACGTCGAGCGGCACACTACCAGTTGCCGGCACAACAAATGCTGCGCTGGCTTTCATAACCTCCAATTCTCAATCAAGTCCTTTCAGTAGCGGAACCGGCGGTGCAACCGCTTGGTTAGCTCAAGGGACTGGCGCAACTGTTCTAACCCAATCCGCTAGCGCATCAGGCACCGTCACGTCGAACAACACTAGCGGCGTGGTACACGACACGATGTCCCCGGCGATGCTCATGACCTACTACGTGAAGCTCTGACCATGAGCATCACCCTCAACTCTTCCGCGACCAACAACGCGGACTGGAAAACACAATTCCAGTTCAACGATGCGGACAGCGGCGACCTGATCGATTTCACGGGCGCAAGCATCGAGATCGATGTGAAGGATTTCGACGGCTGCCGGCGTATCCAGGCGTCTACAGGCAACGGCCTTATTGCAATCGTGAGCACGGGCATTTTCGAACTCGACGTTCCCGCCTCGACGATGGAATGCCTTTGCCCCGGCACCTACCAGATCGGCGGCGTCTACTCGCTGAATGGTGAGACGATCTCTCTGTTTACTGGATCTCTGGCCATCGTGAGCGGGGTTGCGCGGCTGTGACCATTCCTGTCCTGAAGATAAAGGTTCTTCCGAAGTCGACCGTCAAGGGGAAGATGGATGTTCGCTTCCCTGCAAACATCGATGTCGAAAACTTCATTACGATCGTCAGGGCTAACGGCAAATACACATTTGGTATCGACTACACGAAGCTTGATCCAGCAGCCTTTAGCGATCCAGCCGAAACCTTTATTGCTGTTCTAGACGCTGTCTCTGGTACCTACAAGGTCACGACACTTTCAATAGCAGTCAACAGCGTAACTCAAGTTGAACAGCATATCACGGCGGCGGGACCTGTCGCAGTCGTCACCAATGCCGGCATCGTGAGGGTGGATCAAACGTCCGGAGCAGCCATCACTCTCAATCTTCCGGCAGCGGCGAGCAAAAGCTGCCCAGTGCTTATCGCGGATTGGAAGGGCGACGCCGGTACAAACAACATCACCATCGTCCCTGCTGGGGCAGAAAAGATCCAAGGTCAATCGAGTTGGACAATCGCGGGTGACACGGGAAGCGTGTTCCTGCGGCCGATTGCGGGAGTTGGCTACGTCATATGAAATATCTGCATAGACTTGTTGCGGTCGCTTCGGCGGCCATTTTTATTGCCTCCGCGCACGCTCAGAACGCTGGCACAGTAACCAACCATGCATTCGTGCTTGGGAAGGGCGCCGGCACCACGGGCTACACCTCGCTTTTGTGCGGCTCGGCACAGCTCGCGGTTGGCCAGTCTGCGGCTGACCCCATTTGTAAGACGATCACGGGCGACGTCACTTTGTCGGCGGCCGGCGCCGTTACGCTGGCAACGGTCAATTCGAACGTCGGCTCGTTCGGCTCTGCAACGAACTGCACGGCGATCACCGTCAACGCCAAGGGCCTGATCACTGCGGCGTCTGCCACAACCTGCACGCCTGCAATTGGCAGTGTGACGGGGCTCGGGACTGGCGTCGCGACATGGCTTGCAACTCCCTCCAGCGCCAACCTGCGCGCGGCCCTGACCGACGAGACGGGAACGGGGCTCGCCTACTTTCAGGGTGGAGCGCTCGGAACTCCGTCTTCTGCCACGCTCACGAACGCGACGGGGTTGCCTCCTGCTGGCCTAACGACGCAGGGCGCGTACACCTTCCTCGGCAACAACACGGGCAGCGCTGCAAGCCCGACTGCTGTCGATATGGCGGCGCTTACCACCAAGGCCAGTCCTGGCGTCGGCGACTACGTGATGCTATCCGACCAAGCCGCCTCGGGTGCTTGGAAGAAGGCGACCGTCGCCTCTCTTGGCGGTGGCGGTAGCGGCGTCTCATCGCTGAATACCGAGACCGGAGCAATGGTGCAGTGGCCGTCTCCGCAGGGCCGCCTCACCTTAACAAGCAACACACCAGTCATGGCGACGTCAGTCACTGCGGCAACGACGGTCTACTATACCTCCACTGCGGCAGGGAAAAGCGTCCCAATCTACAATGGTTCTGCTGTTGTTGTCCGTCAGCTCTGCGCCGCCGGCACCGCCGGCGCATGTGAACTCTCCGCCGCCCTCGGGTCAAATTGGGCGGCAAGTTCCAACTATGACTGGTTTGTCGGCCTAGACTCCGGAACGCTGCGGCTGTGCTCCGGGCCTGATTGGTCGGCAGGAGCCGTTGCTGGGTCAAATACAGTTGGCGCAAGCACGCGCGGCACTGGGGCTGGATCGACAGACCTTGAAAACCTCGACGGCCTGTTGACGAACAAAAACTCGATGACGTGCCGCTACAACAATACCACGACGTTCACCTGTGCTGTTCATCAATGCACCTATGTCGGATCATCCCGTACGGGCTCTGCTGGTCAGGTGAGCTTTACCTATGGCTCGCAGGGAACGGCAGGCACGTTCTACCTGTGGAACGCATACAACCAAGCACAGATTTGCAGCGCAAGCTCCGACTCAACGGCTAGCTGGGTTTATGGAGTTGCGACGCCACGGCAAGCGAACAACAGTTCGGTAAACCAGTTCAATTTCATGTCTGGCCTTGCATCCGGGTCGGTCGATGCATCACAGACCATATTAGCCCGTCCGGCCTCTGCCTCGGGGGCCCTCGCATATGTTGGTATCGCGCTCAACTCGACATCAACGGTAGATAAGCAAGTCCAGCTAATCAATCCCACGGTGTCTCTATTCAACGCCTCAATCAACGCCAACATCACCTACGGCGGAAGGCTGGGAGCAAACTTCATCGCAGCAATAGAATATGGCGATGGTGTCAACGGGACGACCTATTTCGCCCAGAACTTCATGACGCTTCGTGCCTGCATGGGTATGTAAATGAGGTTCTTGATTGTCGCGGCACTATGCCTTGTCCCTCAACTGTGTAGCGCTCAACAGCGCAGCGCATTGTCTAACGATCCGTTTGTCCTAACGGAGAACTCCAGGGCTGACGCCTGGAATAACAACGCCGGATACTCAGACACAAGCGCGAGAACACTGCGCTCTCTGCAAAGCGTCGATACGAGCAAGAAAAACCTGATCCTCATCACTGCTGGCGACAGCAATATGGCGTCGGTTGGGCCGTCTGCTTACTCGGTCGTCAACACTAGCACCAATGACAATCTTAACGTCTACAACGGGGCAATCTACGGATCGTCAGATCCGATGCTTAGCGCGACATACTTCCCCGCCTACGGTTCCGGTGGGATTTCCGCGCAGGTAGCCGACAAGTTTATCACCGCCGGAACGTTCGATCGCGTGATCGTGGTCCCGCTCGCTGTTGGCGGTTCAACCGCCGCGATGTGGGCTGCTGGTGGCGCCCTATACAACAGAATCCCGGTCGCGATGGCCCGGCTCGCAGCCAGAGGGATTACGCCAAGCACAACGAATTGCACATTCGCTCTGTTGTTCCAGATAGGAGCAAACGATACTGGTGCAGGAACATCTCAGGCGTCGTTTCAGGCGAGCATTACCCAATCCATCGCGAGAGCGCTTGGCGCCGGTTTTTCTGGGCGGATTTTTATCCCGCAATATTCGCGACTGAGCGGCGGCACCAGTGCAACCATAAGGGCCGCGCAATCTGCGCTTATCGATAACGTGACCATCTTTGATGGTGGCGACATTGATGCAATCACGGCCACCGGGTCGAATTTGCAGGCAGATAGCACGCATTTCAGTACGTCGGGCCAGACCGCTGTGGCAACGCAGTACAAGACCAAGATGACTGCAACAGGTGCGCCGTTCTAGCAGTGCATGGCGTGACGGATACTGCCAATCATTGCGCTCATCCAAGGCTTGTATCCTTCGGGCGATAAGTGAATGCCGTCGATAGTTGAGGCTTCGCCACCTGGCCGCAGGTCGATAAATGAAAGCCCCTTGCGTTTCGCGATCAATCGGATGCCCTGATCGAACCGCTCGCCTACGCTGGGAAGCCCGGCAAGTAAGATTGTCCCAGAGTATGAGCCGAGAATATCAATGAAGCGCTCATAGTCTTCGCTGAGGTTTGCGTTAGATGCCAGCGCATCGTTCGTGCCAAGTGCGACCACGATAACAGAAGCCTTGAATGGCGGGATTCCTCTTATGATCGCGCGCAGGTATGAGTTCACGGTAGCTCCACCAACTCCAGCGTTGATGAGGGCGTGACCGCAGACTTCGGCGGGAAGGAGCGCACTTTCGGTGATGCTGTCTCCGATGAGGACGACCGGATCATCGCCGGCCTGAGCCAGTTGGCTCTTGATAACAAACGATCTGACTTCTGCGTGGTCTTGTGCAGCGGCCGGAGCGGTGACGATAGCAAAAATCAATAGGACTGCCCTGATCATGGGCAATTCTTACCACCGCAACCCCTAGCAGAGTCAACCCATGGTAGACTAGGGCTTGAAGCCCTGCCGTTCGACATCTTCGGCGTCTGTTAGAGACCTGTATTCCCATGTCCCGTCAGGCCGGCGGCGACGCATCACCGTGCCGCGCGGGATGGACGTGTACTCGTGCCAGCGGCCGTTGCGGATGTGCTGATAGTGCCACGAGCCAAGGGCGACCAGGAAACCGAGCGGAATGGCGATATTTAGGAATGTCTCCATCGCCGGGACTCCTACCACCTTTAATTGAGCAACCCAAGCCGCCTTTCGGGCGGCTTTTTCTATGGAAATCCAATGGTAGACCTCAACGCTCTCACACGGGCGAACGCCGATCGCTGGGCGAAAGCCAAACTGACCCGCGAAGCTGAGTTCACGAAACCCGCGAGGGTGGCTGTAGCGAACAAGGGCCGCTATCTCGCCATCGCCCGTTCCGCCGGCATGCCTGACATCGCGTGGGTCTTCATCGCGGTCAGCCACTATCGGGAGTCCTCACAGGACTTTAGTCGAAGCCTTGCGCAGGGCGATCCGTGGAACCGGGTCTCGACGCACATTCCGGCTGGCAGGGGACCGTTCCAGTCGTTCGAGGACGCCGCTGTAGACGCTCTGGTCAAGTGCTCGCCCTACGCAGCCCGGCTGAAGGACTGGAGCATTGGCGGTATGCTCACGAACCTGGAGCGGTTCAACGGCGTCGGCTATGCCAACAAGGGCGTGCCATCGGCCTACGTCTGGAGCGGGACCGATCAATACAAATCGGGAAAATACGTCGCGGACGGCGTCTATGACCCGAACAAGGTAGATGCTCAACTCGGCGTCGCCGGCCTGATCATGGTCATGATGGAGCTCGACCCGTCGATCAAGTTCGATGGCCCGGCGCCGCAGATCCAGCCCCGGCCGATCGAACCCGCCAAGGAGCCCGTGCGGGACGGCATGTGGCTTCAGAACAGCCTCAACCGGCTGGGAGCGAGCCCGAAGCTGGCTCTCGATGGCATCGTGGGGCCATCCACGAGGAATGCCGTCCGCGCGTTCCAGCTAGCGGCTGGCATCGGTGTGGATGGTTTGGTCGGGCCGGAGACGTTCGCCGCGCTCGACAAGGCGCTTGCAGCCGGCAAGCCGGTTCCGACCATGCCTGTCCCGCCTGATATCGTCCTGCCGCCTCCCGGCACGCAGGCACATGCAGACCTCGCTCCGACCTTCTGGGGCAGGGTCTTGGATCTCTTCAAACCAAAGGTGCATTGATGCTCAACGACTGGGGCAGGGTGGTAGTTTCGGCGGTTGTCGTCGTCGGATTTATTGGCGTCACCGTTCTTTATATGACGCGCAAGCTTGATGGCGCGGCCGTGCCGGAAATTCTCTCCATCCTTCTGGGCGCTCTTGCCACCAATTTTACGGCGGTCGTTGGTTACTGGATTGGGTCGTCGTCCGGTTCGGCGTCTAAAGATCAAGCGATCCAGAATTTGGCGAACAAGTCATGATCGCTTTTCTCGCCGCTCTCCCGGCCATCCTTGGCGCGCTCGCTGGCATGGTCCCTGCGATTATCCAATGGCTCACGTTGAAAGAGACCAATGCTCACCAGCTCGCAATGGCCCAAGAGCAGCGCCAGGCTCAGAAGGAAGGCGTGGCTCTACAGGTCGATCTCGCTAACGCTCAGGCTGATATTCGACAGGCAGACGCTATTTACAATTTTGGTAACGGCGCTTCTGGCAACAAGTTTGTGGATGCGCTGGCCGTGTTCGTTCGGCCCTACATTACCCTTGTTTTCTTCCATCTGTGGCTCACGCTAGAAGTATGCCTGTTCATCTATGGAGTGAACAGCGGCTATGACCTCGGGCAGCTCGTCAAGCTGCTTTGGCCCGCCGAAACACAGGCCATGTTCGGCGCGATCATCGGCTTCTGGTTCGGCGACCGGATGATGCTCCGAGGGAAGCAGCAAATGGCGGCCACGCTGGCCGTCACTCAGCCCACGATCACAACGAAAGGAACTTGAGATGGTTTGGTTTGCAGGCATTCCCGGCTTCGTTGCCGGCGGGGCGCTCATCTGGTTCGGACGCGAGAAAATCCAGGCGCTCGTCATCGACGCCAACACACTTTCGCGGAACTTGCACGCGAAGGCGGATGCTATCGCGGCGGCGTCCAAGAAATAAGTAAGCGGCCCGCTGAGACGGCGGCAACCGCCTCAACGAGCCTAACCCGCGCTGTGGCGGACACCATAGCACAGGCTGGGGCAATCCTAGCAATCGGCGGATTTCTAGGAGCTTAACGGAATGGGACTGACTTTCGAATGGACGGTGAAGCTTGGCGACATCCTCACGATGGGAGGGGCGATCATGGTGGCCGCCGCCTTCCTGTACAACAGAGGCGGCAAAGAGGCCGGCGATCAGATGACGCTTAATGCCCTCTCGAAAGAGTTCACTGAAATGAAGACCGAGTTCAAGGCGTTCAGTGACACGCTTCAGAAAATTGCCATCCAAGAGATGAAGATTGACCTCTTGATGAAGTGGTACGACGAACTTCGGCGCGGGGAGGGGTTCATACAGGAGCCACGCCGCGGCAATGTCGACGGCGAATATAAGCGCTAGCGGATGCCGCACGTAAAGCGATGCACCACAGCATTCCTCATGCTGATGGCTTCCGCAATCTTCGTTCTCATCGCCGTCATGATCCTGCTCACGACGCGCCCGGCATGGTCTTCCGAACAAATCCCATGCTGGAAGGCACGGGCCTTCATCGCCTACGCCGGCAGCTCCGCTGAGGCTGAAAAGCTGGCGGAAAAGAACGGTTACACCAAATCACAAATCGCCGAGGTCCGGCGTCGCTGCGGGCTCTAGCCCGATCCTTCACAACTGGAGACTACCAATGCTTCGTAAGTCGATTCTTGCGGCGGCCCTCTTTGCGCTGTTCGCAACCGCTGCCAATGCCGCTTCAAGATGCTGGATTTCGGAATTCGGCGTGCTAGCCGCTACAAACAGTGGAGGCGTGCCCGCGCAAATCGCTGCGTTGCCATCTCTCGTGGACCAATCGACTTTGGATCTTAGCGGCGGAACGGCACAAACCTCAGCGGCATTTGGCAGCCAGACTCGATTTATCAGGGTAGTTTGCGAGGTGCAAAGTGCCATAAAGGGAGGCGGCACCGCGACGACCTCGAGCATGCTCCTCCCGGCGCTCAGCCCGGAATATGTGGGCGTCCAACCGGGTGCAACCGTCTCTGTTATCGCGGCGCCCTGACATGAACCGTCGCGAACTGTTGACGGGGGCTGCTGCCCTAGCTGGCATCGGCCAAGCTCATGCTTTCGGGATCGGAAGGGAGGGCGCTCGCGGTGGTTTCGGCCGCTCTGGCGCTGTCCTTGGGGGAGCGAGCACCTTGCCGCCCTCCGGCTTCAACTGGCCGTTTGCAACATATCCCCTGAGCGTCCGCCAGACCGGCCCCTATGCCTTCACGACCAACTTTGTCCCTGAATCCTATGCCACTGCGGCACTCGCCGGCCCGACCTATTTCGTCAACGGCAGCACGGGCAGCGACGCGGCGAACGGAACGAGCCTCGGTACAGCCGTCAAGTCGATCTGGAAGGCAACGCAGCTCGGGAATGCCGCTGCTGTGCCGTTCAACGTCTCGGTCGCGGCGATTACTGGCGGCTATCCCCGAGAGAACGGCTTCACCAATACCAGCACGCCGGTCCCCAACACACAGCCGGCGGCCTATGTGGCTACCGGAGGCACGGTGGAATGCTGGATCGGATCTACGCTGACCTGGCCGGGGACGCCTGACGGGACCTTCACAAACTGCTATGTCGCCGCGCGCTCCAACGTCTCCCAGATCATCGACGTCAGCGCCACGGATGCGAATGGCGACTACCTCCGCATGGTCCAGGTCGCGGACGCAGCGACCTGCAACAGCACCCCGAATTCGTGGGCGCAGGTTACGACAAACATCTACGTGCATCGCACCAACAACGACGCGGTGACGAACGCCAACACTCGTGCGCTGCTGAAGGCCACCCCGAACTTCGTGCAGGATGGGACGTCGAAAGACGTCTATCTCAAGGGCTTCGCGTTCCAGGGTGGTACGGCTGCTGCCGTCGCTTGTACTGCCGCCGCCACCATGAACTTCATCGCGGTCAACTGCCGGGCTCAGTACGCCGGCGATTCCGCCACGAACGTCAACGGCTGGAAGCTCGACTACATGACCGGGCTGGCTGCGCTGGTCAACTGCATCGGCTCCCAGAACGAAGCGGACGGCTTCAACACGCACTGGACGCCCGGCGGAACGCCTGCGCTGTTCACCCTCACGATCAACTGCAAGGGCTACAACAACGGCCGGGACACCGTTCAATCGTGCAACGGCCTCACATCGCACGACAACGCGATCGGCATCGATGTGAACGGTGAGTACTATGGGAACTACGGGGCCAACGTGATCCCGATCAACGGCAACCAGATGTGGTGCCTCGGGACGTATGCCCATGACAGCCTCGGCGATGTTAGCCACGGCGGCGCGACCACCCCGACCGATTTCCAGACGCAGGCGACCGCCGTTATGTGGCTACAGAACTGCCGCTCGGCGGTCTCGGCCACATCTCTGCTCGCCTCGAACACCTCGACCATCAAGACGAGGAACTTCCTGCCTGGTGGTGGTCAGACGCCGGGGGCAGGGGGCGGGACAATTACGACGTTCTGAAGCGGCCCGGAGCGGTCTTTTCCCACGCATCGAAGGTGTGCTGGCTCATCATCTGCCAGCCCTGACACAGATCCTCGCCGCAATCGCATGTCACCGCGATCTCTGGTTCGCAGCCATCGACGCGATATCCGTCCTCGTTCTGATATTGCTGAAGACCAGATCGCCTGCAATATTGTGCGATGAATTTTTGCTTCGATATGCTCATTTGCTTTCCTTCCTCGCGAACTCCTGCGCCTGCTTCTTGGCGGTCTCCTGATCGACATGGCCTGAGATCGCGCGGCGACCGGCGTTATCGTCCCAATAGAAGTACACCGAATCCCGCCCGTCGCTGAACCGTACCTCGAAGCTTCCCGTGTCGGGGATACCCTTCGGGCTGTGCGGGACGATGCGGACGGTCATGGGGAATGTCTCAGGGAATGCGCAAGTGTGCGAACGTGGCGTCAACCGTCGTTCGGGCGTGAATCTCAGCCTGCTTGTAGTTCATCCCCTCAGCTAAGTGCAGCCGGACCAAAAGCTGCACGAGCTGGCCCCTGGTCACGGGGATGGTTTCGAGGTCTCTGACGGCCTCTCGCTCCCTCAGCATCTTATCAATATCCATCATTCCCTCACTTTCACTCCTTGCCCAACTGTGGGGCGGTCCCACCTCAATGCCTCGTAGCGCCGCTGCGCCGTGATTGCGGCCTGCTCCAGAGCGTGGGACGACCACATCGTCTTGTGCAGCAGCAGATAGTTGCCGTTGACGAACGTGAAGTAGCTTCCCGGCTGCAAGTCCACACGCTGGCATTCCGGTACGTCGAGAATGTGCATGACAAATCCGGTTAGGCCCTCGGGGCCGTATCGGCCATAAACCCAGCCGTCATCGACCTCATCAATCCAGCCGCTCATGGTGGGTTCTTCTCTCATCGGGACTCTTCGCTTAGGATCGCGCAAGCGCAAGAGCGGCCGGGAAGGCCATGACACACATCCCGATCCCCATTGCCACTACATACCAATCCCAAATGTTTCGGGGATACGGCTCAGTCAGCGCAAAGCCAATGTGTACAAGACCAACCCCTAAGCCCATGGCAGCGCTTAGCGCAACCAAGAAGCCGGATAACGAGTGCATCATAAATACTCCCTGCTCAACTGTGAAAGTGAGACTACGGCTTCCGTTCGCCGACAATCTGAAGCCCCTCGTTGAGGATCAGGGCGATGGCAAGGTTAGCGTTATCCTCGCCGATCTTTGGAGCCAGGATCAAGAAAGCGCGGGCTTTCCGGTCAACATAAGAGTTGCCGGCATCGTCCTTCAGGCCCTCAGGCGCCGGCCTCATTGATTGCGCCACGGCCGACGCGCTTAGTAGAGACGCAGCCATTAAGAACACTCCTATCTTTTTCATGTCATCCTCGTTGTCATAACAACTGATCGGTCAAAAGCTCGGGGCACAAATTGTAGATTGCCCCCCAGGCGTCAGCACCACCATCATGACGCATTGGGCGCGCTCCAAGGCCTTCACTCTGGCTTCTACGGTATCAAACTCTGACCGCACCTTACGTTCGTCAGCGGCGCAAAAAAGCGCAAGCATCGCAAAGAACAAAGCTAACCACTTTATCACGTCTCGCCTCCCAACTGACCATTCGTAAGCCGGGATCTGCCGAGCGGCGTGATCAGCCAGCGGCAATCTCCATTCGGCCACATGTCGTAAAGCTCGACATATTCAGCGTCGCGGAGTTGGTTCAGGGCAGTCTCGTCCGTCGCATCTTTGGGCGCGATGGTGACGGCCTCCGGGTAGGCCACTTGGACCGCCTTAAGCATCGTCAGGGCTACCGGGTGAAGCGACAT